CAGCACTATGCAGAGCAACGCCATCACGGCGTAATCAACTCTGCCCTTCAAACCATCATCTCTAAATTCTTCAACTGACTCATGTCTGACTTCAGCATCAACTTCGTTCAGTTCACCACTAAAGAAGAGAACAAGAGAACTGAGAAGAGCCCTGACGTGACCGGAAACATTGAGGTTCCGGCTGAGGAGGTCAATGCTCTAATTTCCTACCTGCAAAACGCTGAGCGCGTGCTTGATTGGCAGGACAAGGAAGTGGTCAAGATCAGCCTTGCTGGTTGGAATCGCGAGATCAAGCAAGGCAAGAACCAAGGCGACCCTTTCTTGTCTGGGAAGCTGTCCTCCCCTTGGGTGCCCCAGGACAAGCCCGCAGCGGCCAAGCCTGTCATTGACTTCTAAGCTTGTGACGAACGAGAGACTAGGAGCGCGGCGGCGCTCCTTTTTTATGAAGCCAACCATCAAGCAGGTCAGCAAGGACGGGTTGATGCTTTGGGAGGTGAGTCATGGCGGGATGACTCGTTATTTCAAATATGACTGGCAGGCCAACTTTCACTACGAGGCGGCCGTCAGGCTTTACAGGTCAAGGCTGACCGGCAAGCACGGCTAACCACTTGCACATGGTATGCCAACTGTGTATATTGGAGGTGTTCAGGGGGAGACCCCACACCGGAAAGCACCATGACCCTCTTCCAGACTCACAAGCTGATCAAGATCGACGGCCGCGAAGATTTCTGGATGCCCCACGGCCCAGCGTTTTTCACCAAGGCCGAAGCCGATCAGTTCCACGCCGATAACTTCACCGGCGAGCAGTTCCAAGTCTTTGAGACTGCGCCCCTTGGCTGTTAATCCACTAGCCCCCGCAAGGGGGCTTTTTTAATTCAATCCCAGCAGGCCAGCTTGGCGTCAAGCTCACCGATTCTGGTGCACGCTTGCGCCAAGAGCTTCTGCTGATGCCAGCTCTGCCGGACAAGGCCAACGCACAGCTCCTTTAACGCTTCCTCATCAGTGCAGGCGTGAACCTCTCTAACGCTGCGTTCTACCTCCAGCTCCTCTTCAAGGCTTTGGTTGATGACCATCCAGTCAGCCCATCCCATCGCCTTGAAGATTCTTATCAAGTCATGCCACAGACGGCATCACTGTCAAGTGGTTGTTGTAATGGCCTGTCTCGCGATAGCTGCGCAAAGGCACATTTGACATCTCGTGAAAGATGACCTGCCCAATGCGTTTTCCAGGGTGAAGCCCCAGCGCATGATGCAAGCGCAAGTTTTTCAATTCAAGTGTCAGGCGAGATGAATTGAAGCCCGGATCTATCCAGGCGGCGAGAGCGTGTTGGAATCCCTCCCTCGCGCGACTTGATTTCAGCTTGAACTCGCAGCTGATGTCGTCAGGGATGTTGAACAGTTCAACTGTTTCAGCCAGGCAAAACTCACCGGGCTGAAGCATGAATGGATCGTCCTCTGTCTTGTCTGAGATGTTGATGCGCACCAGCTCAGGGCTGTAAATGCTCTCCACCATCAAATAAGAACCCAGACGCACGTCGATGCTCGCCGGGTTGACCATGCTCGGATCGAATGGCTGGATCATGTGGCTTTTTTGGCACCTTGCCTTGATCTCCCAGTCACACAGAACCGACATTCGCTGCTTTTAAGTGCAACCTATTGTGCCTCGACAAATATGGCCCAGCCGCTTTTGGGACCGTTGGCTTGCCAACGTTGATGAAATGCAGCTTGCCGCACGCTGACGCGATAACCAGAGAGTGCCGGATTGTGAGTGCCTCTTTCAATATCTGGCAGGCCAAGCGGGTCTGACATCAGCCAGCTCGGGTCGTTGCTGTATCGGCCGCTGTAGCCGTGGATCACAGACCAATGTCCACAAGCTTCACTCCCACACATTGGAGGTTCTCCGCGCAGCATGTCACCTCGGTGGTACCAACCGACCATCGGAGCGATCCCAGAGTCGATGGCCTCCATCAAGTCTTCTGCATCAGCATTGTCAACAAAACGAACCCGCAACCCCAGGCTCGTCAGTGCTTTGACGTGAGCGTAAACAGAAGTGGTGTCGCCATATTTACGCCTCACCTCTTCGTACTGTTCCTGTGAGGTCACAACCTTTGCGTGCGCCGCAACCATTGCCGCAGCCGAGGTGAAGCATTTGCGCTCGCCGCCAGGTAAGTCGAGTTGTCGGAAATAGCGAGGCAAGTACACCTCTTGGTCAATGCCACTCGCCTTCCAAGCTTGAAACCATTCAGCGTCTTCGTCGAGCAAATGCTTGGGCATGGCTTCCTCTAGCTGCTTGATAGCAGCCATGCGGTGCGGCACATCCGGTTTGTACCATTCAAAAAATGGAAGTAGCGACAGCACGGACGTGACCGCTAAAGCTGGCCTGATCTTGCTTGATCGCAACTGGCTACGCCAGAGCTGTATCCAGCGATGAAAACGATCGTTGAAGTGCAGAGCAGCAGCGTGACCGCGCCGCCTGCAATGAACCAACCAGTTGCTGAAAACGCGGATAGCTTCACTTCTCAACACGAGTGTCAGGCAGAAGCATTTCACGCACATGCTTGACCGCCAAGTCATCCAGATCGTTATCAGTGCGTGCAACGATCTTCTCTAGCATCGCCACAATCAATTCCTTGAACGCTCTTGATTTCCACATGGTCATCAAGATCGGTTTGAGAATTAAAAGCATGGGATTGCTTTGAACTTCACCAATACCTTAGTTCCGATTGCTGTGGCCTTCCAATCGAGCCACTGACTGCTCAAGATTTGCCAGTCGCGCAAAAATCTCTTGGTCGCGAGTCCTGATGTCTGCATGGAGAACATCAAGCCGACTGGCTAAGTTGTCGACGGCGGTGGTTAGTCGTATTAACGAGTCTCTCCCTTGCTGGCTTTGACGGCTCATGCCGGTCAGCCCAGCAGACGCAACGCCGACAGACGCCCCAGCGACAGCAGCCCAGACTTCAACCACCATCTGACCCTTAGCGTCAAACCATCATGGCAGAAACCAAGGAAGCGCAAGGCCAAGAACAAGAGGACCAGGGCCATGGCTGGCTTGGCGATCTTGTCCGCATCACAATCATGCTCTGGGCCATGGCGATCATCACTGCAAACTACGTCGGTTATTTCAAGGGGCAAATTGATGTGACTTTTTCGGCAAGCCTGTTGAGTTCTACGGCTGCGAGCTACGGCCTGACAATGAATAGAACAGGGAAGAAGAAAGAAGAGAAGAACGTTATCGTTGAGAAAGATTCCAAAGCTGGCATCAAATGACCCGCACACTTTTGGTATTGGGGATCACTTTGGTGGCTGCAATGCCTGCCAAGGCGGATCTGACACACCGACTCAGTAGCAGTGTTCAACTCGATGTAGGCGGGGCCTCAAGTCGCGCTGTTCGCCTTGGCAACAGCTACAGCATCAGCGGCAGCGGAGTTGATACGTCAATCACCGCAGGCGGTAACACCACAGCCGACGCTCTTGGCGGGCTTGGTGCAGCCACAAACGGCGTTAACGCCATCACAATCCCAGACGCCACTCAAAAAACCGCTGGGAACGCTTTTACATTCAGCACCAGCTACTCACAAGGCGATTTAGTGCCCACCTCTGCGCCAACAGTCGGTGAGGTTCCAGCCTTTGGCGATGTCACAAGCACAGCCGCAGGGACTAACACTGGTTTGAGCGGAAGTGTCACCACGGCTGGGACCGTCACGATTGCCCCAGGTGGAGCCAACACCAGCGCCATCGGGCAGGTGATCAGTGAACTGCAAAGCCGCTAGTGCGCTGTTGCTGCTCTTGGCATCACCAGCCGCAGCGGTGCCGGTAGTCCCGAACTTCAGCCAAGGCGTGGTCTCATCCTCGACGCAGACAAAAACAATCGTGAAAGAGAACATTGTCTCGGAGTCATATCGCACTGGGTGGGAGTACACAGTCAGCGGCACTGGGGTTGAGCCAAGCAGTGGCACTGTGAGCCCTGCTGTTAGCGGCACAGGCTTAGACCTTGCTAATCGCAGCAACTGGGTTCAATCAACCCCAGGCGCTGCCTTTCAGTTTGCGGAGACGTACCAAGGCCCTGGGCTGATCGAGAAAGTGATCATTGACAGAGAAACCATCATTGAAAGCGTGACCGACTCCACCAGCACATTCAGCCAATGAGAGCAACA